CATAATCCACTAGAAACTGTAAAGGATAAAGGATTGTTCTATGAGACAATGCCTTTTATACCTGACAACAAGTATAAAGGTATAGAGTCTGATAAAGACAGATATGGTGATACAGTGCCAGATGGAGGTTTTGGCATAGGTTCTAAATCTACCGATGTAGTAAGTAGACACGCTACTGGTCATTCCTCAAAGCAAAATAAAAAACCTTGGTGGAAGTTTGGATTTGAAGAGGGTGGATATAGACCACCAGAATACCTTTTTGGATTTGTTAAAAAGATATTTAAAGGTGTCACTAATGTTGTAAAAGGTGTTGTTAATACTGTAAGTAGCGTTGTAGGTACTGTAGCGAAAGTTGCTATGCCTATCTTAAGTGTAGCAGCACCATTTATCCCTGCATTAGCACCAATTATGCCATTCATGCAAGCAGCGAATGCTGTATCTGCATTTGCGTCTGGTGATATCATGGGAGGTATCACTGGTGGTCTAGGTGCATTAGGTGGATTCTTCCCTAAAACTTTTGGTGCTGATTCTGCCTTTGGTAATTTCATGTCTAATAATCCATTTGGTAAAGCAATAGGTGGATTTATGACTGGTGGTATATCTGGTGCTCTAGGTAGTCTTACCAGTTTCTTACCTCAAGGTTTCCAAGACTTCTTAGGTGGTATTGGTGGATTTATGAATAAATTCCCTGCGATAGGAGGTTTAATAAATGGAATACCTGGTTTAGGTGGTATATTGGGATCATTCGGAGTGACAGGTGTAGATGGTGCGGGATTCTCTCCAATGAGTTTGTTCCAAGGTATAGCAGAGCAAACTGGATTCGGTGGTCTATTTAATGTGGTGCAAGGTATTATAGGAGGTGGTGGACCTAATGCTATCATGGAAGGTCTAAGAGGTATGGCACCTGAGTTGGGTGTCAATCCTGAGGCATTAGGTATATTTACTAATAGAGGTACAAACTCACGTAGTAATCAATTAGATAGTAAATCAAATTCTATGTCAAAAGCATACGCAATGCAATCTCAGTTAGAGTTTATTCCTATGCCTGTAATTATTGAGAAATTAACTCCTATTCATAAGGCAGTTCCTGTTGGAGGGCAATAAATACTAAGTATGAACGTTTCACCAACCAAAATTAATCTTTACAAGTTTGTCTCTACAACAGGGATAGCTGCGGCTAGTGATGCAAAGAAAGAAGAAAAGGCAACTATAGGTATACAAACAAAACAAGTTGAAGCAATAAACCAACTTGGTGGAGTAGTTAATGGTATAGCAGGGAGTCTTCTTAAGATAGAAGCGATAGAAATAGCACGTGCAAAAGCATTAGCAAAGAAAGCAACAGAATTTGAACCAGAATATACAGAAGTCAAAAAACAAAAATTTACATTTGTAGGAAAATTATTAGAAGCATTTAAAGCACCTAATTTCTTAAAAGGTTTGTTGCAGATGCTTGGTGCTCTCTTCAAAATGTTAATTGGAGTACCTGTCTTGAAATGGTTGGCAGATGAGAAAAATCAAAAGACGATAATAAACACATTTAAGATAATATATGGAGTATTCAAAGCGATCAGTAGCTTTATTGCTAGTGCCTTTGTCATAGGTATCAATAGTCTTGCAAAAGCATTGAGGGGTGGTGAAAATATGAGCACTTGGCAAAGAGTGCTTGCGTTTGCCAAGGGTATAGTAGCGTTTGGTGCCATAGTTGTAGGACTTAAGTGGTTAAATCCTCTTAGGATAGGTAAAACTATGAAGGAGATCGGTATGATCTTCAAAGGTTTTAATAATGCACTGTTTAATTTTAGAAACGCACTAAGAGCAAGAAGAGGTTTAAAAGCACTTAAACATGGGGGAGGACTAGGAGGTTCAAAATTCTTACGCAGAGCACCAGGATTTACAAAAGGTGCATTAATCACTGGTGGTATACTCACTGTAGGTTCTATGGTGATGGGTGGTGATGCTGAGGCAGCAGAAGGAGAAGAAGGAGGAGAAGAAGTCCCAGAAAGAAAAATGGGAGGACCTATAGGTAAGGCAAATATAGGAAGAATTGTACCACAGCAGGGTGGTCTGATTAGAGGTCCTGATACTGGTTATCCAGTTTCAATGGATGGAGGTAAAAGTACATCATTCATTGGTCATGGTACTGAAAAAGTCGTAGGTGACAAAAAGGGTGGTGGATATGTAATACCTATCAATAATGCTGCAACAAGAGCAAATCCATATTTAACAGCTTATAATGAAGCAGCAGCTGCAGGTTTGGGTATGGAAGGTGCAATGCCTCCTGAGATGTTCATAGGTGGTTTATTTAAAGGTGCAGGTAATCTATTAAAAGGTAGAACTTGGGGTGGTGCTCAGAGAATGGGTACTCAGGCAAACACTG